CAGACACTGATACTGATACTGATACTGATACTGATACTGATACTGATACTGATACTGATACTGATACTGATACACCAGATTCTGGTGATACGACTATGGAACCCGGACAGTACGACAACGAAGCAACGTCAACGGATGTTAACATCGGGAAATTAAAATTAGGCATTAAGAAATATATTTTAGACACCCCCGAGATACAGAGTCAAGAAAAAGCCAAACTTCGGATAACTGAACTATTTAAAGATAATGGGCTAACAGATCAATCTCATTGGTTAGCTGCAATGAAGGAACTAATGGACGACCCGGATATGCCATGGAACGAAAAAACAAGCCAAGAGTTCACTGGCGAGCTATATGTTCCAGATGGAAATGATGCAGGCAACGTAGTATATGCAGTGCATGACGGTAAAGTATCGCAGTGGATTGTAGCTAATAAAAAGACGTTAAAGTATGTAGAGAATGTTACAGGTAGTACAGAAATCGCAGCACTAAGAACATCTTTAAAACAGAAGCGCGCCGTGCCGCAGCCATTAACATTCAAACAAAGTGCATCTCAGCCAGAATATTATCATGTAACATCTCAAGCGGTTAGTAAATTATGAAAACAGTATATCAAAAATTAATGGAAGGCGGAAACGTTTTTAAGGACGCTAATAAAGTCCCAGTAACAACACGTATTCCAAAAGAAAGTATTGCAGCATCATTGTCAATGGTTGAAGAAATACTAGGCTTTAAGCTAGACCAATGGCTCGGTACAACAGGCAAGAAAGCAACAAGTGGCGACATTGATGTATCCGTTGATAGTAGCAAGCACGATAAGAAAGAAGTTGCTAACAAGTTACGGGCATGGGCTAAAGCAAATGGCCAAGTGCCAGGTGAATGGGTAAAGCTAAGTGGCGACAACGTACACTTTAAAACACCTATACGTAACGAGCGTGGTGAAATAATACATAAAGAGTTAAAGCCAGAGTACGCACAGTTAGATTTAATGTTCGGAGATCCTAAATTCCAAGCGTGGTCAATGAGAGGAGAGCCCGGTGAGTTCAAAGGTATGCACCGTCATGTAATAATGGCAAGCATTGCCGCAGCAAATGGCATGAAGTGGTCCTATAAAAACGGACTTATGAATCGCAGTACAAATGAAATAATTTCTCAAGACCCAAAAACAATTGTACGTAAACTGTTACCAGGCTACAGCGGAAATCCAGATGACCTCTCAGTTGAAAGCATATTAGAGTACGTCTATAAGAAGTACAAAGGGCAACCAGATAAAATTGAAGCACTCATTGGACAAGCGGCCTCAACATTAGCAGAACACTACGGTGTACAGCTACCAATGCCTGAGCAGACAGCAGTACACGAATCAAACAGCACGGACGAATACTTCCTAGCTAAACTACGCAACAGGATTGTTGACTTAGATATGGAACCCCTTATTGAAAAGCAAACGGTTTATAAAAAGTACGTAGCAGAAGGCAAGCTACGTGATATGAATCACCTCGAGGACTTAGTACTTGACGAAGGACCAAGCGGATTGTACAAGGCAATAAAAATCCTACGTGCATTTGCAGAAGGTTCAGCACAGAGCGAGACAACTATTAAGTGGGACGGCAGCCCCGCTATTGTATTTGGACGTGATTCGAACGGACGATTCATGCTTACTGATAAGTCTGGCTTTGCAGCTAAAGGCTACGACGGCAAATCAACATCAGCTAAAGGCTTGCAGCAGATGCTAGCAAACAGAAGCCCGAGTATGGACCAAAGTCGCCAGCAGTTCATTACTAACATGGGTGACATATTTGACGAGTACGAGAAAGCAACGCCAAAGGATTTCCGCGGCTTCCTAAGCGGCGATGTAATGTATTTTAATACTCCTGGACTAGAAGACCACACAGGTTATGTATTCCAGCCAAACGTAGTGCGCTACGAAGTAAGCAAGGATTCGGAATTAGGTAAGAAAATTGGGCAAAGTAAGAGCGGAATAACAATCCACAAGTACCTTGGCGACCAGTTCAATACAACAGAAGAAGCAATAGGCCAGCTACAAGGTACAGAGGTACTCGCTATACCACCAGTGTACGTGCCACATGCTTCTGAGATTAACACAAAGCCAATCGATAAGCTAGAGTCATTTGCAAAGCAGCATCAGTCTGAAATAGCAGAATTATTTAATCCAGAAGGACTTAAAGGCATTGCGAATATACATCAGCTGTTTTATAAATATATCAATAACAGCGTTGACACGGGACTTGAAAATTTAGGCAAGGACTTTTCACAATGGCTTAACACCGAAAAGCTAACTGACAGTAAACGTGCTAACATTGCAGCGTACTTAACAGCTAACAAGAAAGGTGTTAGCGCATTATGGACGTTGATACGAGGCGTGATGAAACTTAAAGATTACTTAGTACAGGAGTTTGATTCACACCCTGCAGACGTACAGCAAAGCATTGGTGGGCAGAAAGGTGGCGAAGGATATGTAGTAAAAACAGCCGATGGTCCAGTAAAATTAGTGTCAAGGCATAAATTTACCGCAGCTAACCGTGCTTTACACAGATAAATTGTAGAAAACTGATAAATAAAAATAACAGTTAGTCAACATAAGGTTGAGCTAACAAAATAAATTAGGAGAAAGAAAATGGCAGGAGTATTAAGAGTAAACGGTTTTGTAGAGTCTGATCAGTTTTTTGGTCGCGAGATTTTAAGTATTACAGTAACCGGATTGGTAGCTGCACCGGCACTTGACGTAGATGGTAATCAAGTAGCCTGGGATGAGCTTGACGCAGCCGTACAGGCAATTGAATTAACTTCAACAGTATCGCTTGTTGGTGTAATTGCGCCAGGCGCAACAGCATGTAATCTATTAGTTGAAGGCACAGATTACGATGACAACGCACAGGCAATTATAGATCTATCTGCAGCGGTGGCAGCAGTTACTGGCGGAACAGTAGTAGCAAACGCACTGTAATACGTTACAAGCAGTAAATTAAAAAGCACTCTCAGGAGTGCTTTTTTACGGCCGTGTTATCTGTATAGTTAAATACAGTAATGCAGCATATTAAAATACATACAGACTTTGACATCACCAACACCAGCGTACTACGCAATTACCGCGATGGATTATTACCACAGATAGTCAACGGCAAAACAATAAATTCCAAAGACGAATGGATTAAACTCCGCCGTCAACAAAGTAACTGGGAGACCATAGTGCAGGTTATTTCATTGCGCACTCAGCCCTTAGACATAAAAACAGAAGTAAACTCAGGTAAGTGGACACTTGAATTTAATGTTGACCGCATTGCGGTATTTGAAAAGGATGGCGACTTGCTAGGACTGCTAAAAGAAGACATTGCAAATGTACCGCTGTTGACTGGCCTGGACGAAAAAAAGGACTTAGAAGGAGATAGTCCCACGCCGAATATAACATTCGAGACGTATGAAATATAAGAATTATACTGAGATTAGCACAGCACTACGTAAGATATCCGCTGATGTGCTTGCTAAGGATGACTTGGTACATCAAATTATAATTCAGAAAGGAAACACGTATCAAATATTCGGGAACTACATACTGTCACAGACTAAAGTAGAATGGCAGCTCGCATCAAAGCTTTTTGATGCTGTACTAACATTCTCAACAGCCGGCACCGCAATGGCATGGTGTATAATTACAAAAGCGGGAATGTATAACCTAGCAACCCAGTTACTATGGCTTGACAAGCAGGTACAAATAAAGCAGAATGATATTGATATTTTGAAATACATGCTAGAAACCAGCGCAGGAACAGAGAGACAACCGACGTTGTTAGCTAGATTGTCAGAAGATATCAACTCTAAGCAGCACTACCGAAAACAATTACTAAAATGTCTACAAACGGCTAAATATATAAAACTAAAAGGAACTAATAATGAATTTAGAAGATTTAACAAAACCAGTAGATGCAACAGCAGTCGCAGCTCTAATAAAAACTCAATTCGGGACTGATTTTAATATAGCAAAATTAAAACTTAAAGAATCGAAACGTCTACTTAATAAAACAAATAAAATGATTATTGAGTTCAAACAGAATAAGAATCTTTATTCGAGCGAAAACGATCCCGCATATATGAAGTTAATTATGGTGAACGAAGCCGCTGAGAAACGAGTAAAAGAACTAACCCCAACCGTCCAAATAAAGGAATCAACCATGAAGAAATTAATATCCAAAGCCCTTAAAATTGCTGCTCTAGGCGGCACTTTGTCAGAAGACCAATTATCAGCATTGCGCATAACAGAATCAATGAAGAAAGTATTGCGCAATAAAACAGCATCACAAAAGATTATCCGCAACATTGTAGAGTCTAAGCGAAACGCCAGACTTACAGAAAGTGAAATTGGCGAAGCCCAAACCACTATCGCAGCACAAGATATAGCAGACCAAATCCAATCAATGATTGAAAAGTTTGCAGACATCAAGTACAAAGAACTCCCAGCACTGAACGATAGCATTCGTAATGCACAAGGCGTCGAAGCAGCCGAAACATTTACTACTACTGTAACAGCATCGCTAGATGAATTAACAGTAGCACTAGAATCAGCTAAAGGTGACGTGAACAATGCAGTAGCAACACTTACTGGACAAGAAGTTGCAATGGGCGCAGGCGACCTAGACTTAGATGCAATGGATGGCGGTGACGCAGAACTTGATTTAGACTTAGACGCAGAGCTTGACTTTGATG